GTCTTCTGCTTGATTTCCCACACCGTCTTGTAAATACGCTGAATATCCTCAGGAATCATCGGTAAACCGGCAACGGAGCCGTTGTTGCCAATGATTGCGTCCTTAATGGCAGGCGTCCAGAGTCCGCGGGCCAGTAGTGCCTTGACCAGGTGCTTGTTGAGGACAATGAACTCGCCGGCCAATGTGCGGCGGGTAAATATCTGGGTGGCATAGGGCTCAATACATTCGCAGTTACCCAGAATTTGACTGGTAGATGCAGTGGGCATGGGGGCAATAAGGAGGGAATTTCGCATACCAATGCGACGCACATCGTTGGCAAGAGCGTCCCAATCCAGCCCGTCATCTTGAAGTGGCTGAATATTCCAAAGATCATATTGTAACGTGCCCTTCCAGGCTGGGCTTCCTACAAAGGTCTCATAGCGACCCTCTGCTGCTGCAAGGTCCACGGAGGACTCCACGGCGGCATAGTACATATGGGCAAAGATACGTTTGTTGAGTAGGGCCGCCTCGTCGGATTCCCAGGCCAGATTCAACATCGCAAAGACGTCAGCAAGGCCCTGGACACCCAGGCCAATCGGGCGATGGCGAATGTTGCTTCGCTGGGCCTCTGGGATTGGGTAATAGTTGATGTCAATCACACGGTTTAGATTCTTCACCACCGTTTTGGTGACTTTACGGAAGTGGACAAAGTCAAACTTGTTGTCCTTCACAAAGGCTGGCAGGGACAGTGAGGCTAGATTACACACTGCCGTTTCTGTGGGCGAACTGTATTCAATGATTTCAGTACACAGATTGGACGACTTAATCGTGCCAAGATTCTGCTGATTAGACTTAAGATTGGCCGCGTCCTTGTAGACCAGGTAAGGCGTACCGGTCTCAATCTGGCTTTCCAGAATTGCAAACCATAGGGTCTGGGCCTTAATGGTTGTGCGGCCGCGACCTTCACGTTCGTACTGCTCATACAGGGTCTTGAAGGCGGGTCCGACTGCATCCGCCAGACCAGGTGCTTCGTTGGGGCAAAACAGCGTCCAGTCCGCCTGTGCCTCTACACGCTCCATAAACAGGTCTGGCACCCACATACCATAGAATAGGTCACGAGCACGCTCCTCCTCAGCACCCGTATTCTTCTTCATTTCCAGAAACTCCTGAATATCGGCATGCCAAGGCTCCAGGTAAATGGCAAAGCTACCATTACGCTTACCGCCACCCTGGTCTACGTAGCGTGCAGTATTGTTGAAGACACGCAACATAGGCACCAGACCATTGCTAATGCCGCCTGTACCCTTAATAAGAGTACCCTTGGCACGAATATTGCTGACGTGAAGGCCAATGCCACCACCATACTGGCTGATAAGGGCACAGTCCTGTAGCGTATCATAAATGCCTCGGATAGAATCGTCCTTCATGGCCAGTAGGAAGCACGAGCTGAGCTGAGGACGCTTTGTTGCGGCATTAAACAGTGTCGGCGTGGCATGCGTATAGTACTTCTGAGATAGAAGGTCATAGGTTGCAAATGCCTGCGGTAGGTCATGAAGCCATAGACCCAGGGCAACACGCATCCACAGATGCTGTGGGCGTTCCAGAACCTTACGCTCTGTATTGCGTAGCAGGTAGGCTTTTTCTAGCGTCTTGAATCCAAAGAAATCGAGTAGGAAATCACGGCTATAGTCAATGCGTGCCTCAATTGCAGCGGCGTTGTCCTGTACGACTTTGACAAAGTCATCTGAAATCAATGCAGCCGGGTTTCCATTCTTATCCTTGACGACGGCAAGTTGATTTACAACGCCAAGGAATGTGTCCGGCGTATTCTTCTGGTGATTGCTAAGTGCAATCTGTGCTGCTAAATCAGCGTAATCGGGATGAATCGTAGACCATGAATAGGCAAGGTTCGCCGTAATAGTGTCCAGCTCCGTCGTTGTAATACCATCCACAATACGAGCAAGCACACCCTGTGCGACCTTCACAACGTTGACAACTAGACCATGGGACGCCTTTGCAATGCGTTCTTGTACCTTGCCCACTTCTACATCCTCCTTACGCCCATCTCGCTTAATCACTTGCATGTTCTGTTCCATAGTACTAGAATCTAATGGTGTGTTTTGCCGCAGGGTCTCGCTCAATTTTTTACGCATACCATGTCAAGATGCTTGCACTGCTCACACTGGGGTTTATTGCCTTTGGAATAGCCCTCCTAGTCTTTACATTTTATACTGAGTGGCTACGACGACCCATTGGTGAATCCTTCATGAATGTGCCACCATCATTATTTGTTGCGAAGATTCCACCTATTGGCGCCGATGAAGTTTCTCGGTTAAATCCTGACGGTGCGATGACAGTCTCTTCTGAAAAGTTGCTGGCAAATGCCGGTCTATCCCCGATGACACTTGAGACTGCGGAAAATAATTGGGGTTTAATGAAGTCTGAAACTTGCTATCGCAGCGATATTGGAGAATCGTTGAAAAAGACCCGGAACTTCTTACAGCGTACAAACAATTACAAGCGTGCCCATCCTGACTCATGCTCCGCGCCGTATCACGAGTTTGTTGGCACGTTCTATACACCCTTTGACGGCGTTGGTCGCACCCCGGCGACTGGACTGCCATATCCTTCTTCGACGGCAGCGTGCTGGAAAGCAGCTGCCTAAATAGATGGGAGCGAAAGAAATATTCTTTAATTTTATATTTTCCACGCTTATTCTGTTTATTGGACCATTCGGCATGTTAATTACGCGCATTGTCAAAGGAAAATGGAAAAATGTATTGTGGTCTTATATACCAATTTTTTGGATACCCATTCTTACATCGTGGCCGGTTGCGATTGCAGCTCTTATTGGAAAGTTCGATGACTAAAGCAAGAAGATGAATACTGGCACCACACTTGGCAAAGTAAAAACAGATGGAACCGTATATTATATTAATATAGGATACATGAACGTAGAAGATGTATTTAACGACGACTTAGTCACATCTACAGATATGTGGCATCGTATTGGTGAGTATAAATTTTGCCCCATGGGTGAGTACTTTTCAGAAGAAAAATTCAAGGAAGACAAGACACTATGGCGTATATTAGTAGACCTTGACGGCTCTATACAAATCCGACAGCATGAAATGAACGGTGCACCTAAACCTGATATATTGACATCACCCGCGGCGGAAAGTCTTGATATATCTGGCGTGCCCAACATCACGATTCAAAGTGTTACACTGGATGTGCCGGCTGCGTCAGTGTCTAGTCTTACGCTAGATGTGCCAGTGTCTAGTATTAGTCTTGATGTGTTAGAAACACCTAATATTGGTGTGCCTGAGATTCCTACAATTGTATCAGTACGTCGTTCGTTTTGGTCACGATTTTTATGTAATGGAATCAATGTTGCTTGAGGTGGTTATGATACGCAAGAAGATTTAGTTTCAAATCTTTTTGTGTATAAGTAGGAATGATGTCCGAGACACCAACCTATTATTTAGTACGTTATAATGAATGTGGTGACGGATTTGTTGCCTATACGCGTGGATTCAGTATACTGTTAATTCCTTCCTTTCATATGATGCGTATTATTCGGTTTTATCCTTATCCGTCTCAGGATCTGACTCCACACCTAGCCAGGTTCCAACGGGCTTGGCGGGTTTGGCACGCCTGGAGGGTGTGGCACAGTCATCCTCGTCGTCTGCATTATAGGGCGATATATGGTCGTTGGCCATCACTTCCATCTGGTCTTGCCCACTTTCGTCGCTAGAATCCACAAATAGAGGTACTGGGACATATTTGTACTTCTCTGTGCGGCGTGCTTCCTCCACATCGACCCAAAACTGTTGATACGACGGATAGCCAATTGTATCCCACCAAATACGGTTCCGCAATACTGTTGTATGAAACCAGTCCTTGATATACCATACACAGGACTCCAGGACGATGGCGTCAGGATTGGGTAAGGGGGGACTCCAGGCCAGGAGGGCGGTGTATCCTTCTTGGGTGTTGGGGTGAAGCGGGCTGTATTCATATTTGTGTAGGAGTGGCGATGCGTCTGGGCTTGGGGAAACAACACAGACCTTGCCAATCCAGGGCTGTTTGGATTGTGCCAGAATATCTTTTGTGACGGTGGCCTGGGGATAGGCACCGAACTTGACTTCCAAATACTCTACTGCTTCAACATTACAGACCTCGGCCTGTAACTGCATTTGACAGTAATAATGAATTGGCACCTTGTAATCTAGTATACGTGACGACGGGCACTTGATTTCTAGTAGGCGGCCTTTCCGGGGCCCGTCCATAATCAGACCGTCTGGACTTGCACCCAATCGGGGAATTGTTGCGTGTTTAATACGGCCTAGCGTATCGTCAACGGGTGCGTTAGCGACCACGGTCTCAAAGAGCTGTCGGGCCACTGGCTCATATCGCCAGCCCCATTTGAACGCAGAGAGCTTGCCATCCTCAGAGGTAAGAAATACCGTCGGAGATTCTGTCGCGGGGGCGTTCGGGTCTACAATCACTTCTGGCATACATTTTTTTGCCATAACATGGTCCTTTTCTGAAGGACTGCCTACACACACAGGACCAAACTCGTGTCCTGATAACATATTACGACTTTCCGCATGCCATGCCGCTGACTTTTGTGCTGTTTGTGGTAGTGACATTAGGCGTTTAATTGGCTCTTCGTTAGGCTGTAAGTTCTTAATGGCAACCTGTCGTTGAAACAGATAATATTCATAATACATGGCACGCAATATCATCAACGCCTCGTTGCGAGCTCGTGTAGAATGAAAGCCAAACTGAAGAAATGTCTCAGTCGCTTCACGCATATCGTTGTCCATCCATTGGGAAAGGTCCCAAATATCATACAACTGAACAGGATTGTTAGAGACCCAATCATCCAGCCAACGGGCACATGCCGTGTAGACCATCTCTATATCATCCGACATTTTATTTTTTTCTAAGTGTTTGGACCTTAAATATAGGGCTTCAGACATCGTCTGAATGCTTCTTGGTTGGGCGAGATACGTCAATTTTAAATACAGCTGGCTGTGTTGGATCACCCGTACGAATCATCTTCAGCCCCTTGATGGACTGGATTATGCCGTTTTCATACTGAATTGTTGTTTTTGTATTTAAAAGCTTAGCATCATTTGCCTTCATCAAGACCTTATATAGACTTTCTTTCTCTGTTGGTGTAAGCCCAGGATACACTTCTGCAAATGCACGATACTTCTGGAGTCGTAAGCCACGCTCCAGACGAAGCCAGGGTTTGGACAACGATACAGCCGCAGATTCTGCCTCGAAAAAATTATCGACACGACGTTCTAGCTGTGCCTGCTCCTGCACTTGCTCCTTTACAATGGGTGCCTGCGTGAATGCACCCGATATATCTGTTGCGACCTTTAACGGCGAAATAGCACGCTTAACATTACGACGAGTTGTCTTGACACGGAACATGTTTTGTGTTTCTTATTGTATTTCATGCGAGTTCGGTTTAGACTACAATTAGAATATTGCCTAATAGATGGACCCGACTGCAAAGTGGGACGAACTAGAACGAGACCGACGCTTTGGTGTACCAAATATGCCAGACCCAACTGGTTTACGACCAAGTTGTAATGTGCTGCGTGTTCGTAAAGAGGCAGCGGCACGCGATAGTATTAATTCACGGGCATGGGATAACTTTCATGCGACGCCACCTACACAGGTTGCCTCGGCTGCTGTTACATCCGCCACTATACCTATTTTTATGGATATGAATCCTATTGCTTCACGTACAAATAATATTCAATATCGCAGTCAACCTCAGTATATTCCTGACCCGCCACGTGGCGTTGCGAGTGCGTCGGATTTAGGTGTTCCGCCGTTGCCTGCTGGTGTATCTCAGCCATCTAAGAATTTTTCTGAGAATGGATATACACAACGTTTGGATGCCGGTGGATCAGATGGTCGCAATATGATACGTGAATTGCGAGGTGCTGTGGTCGAAGACAATTTAGAACGTCAGATAGATAGTGCCCGTCATTTAGCCCAACGTCAGTTCTATGACCGTTGGTTACCGGCAAAAACGGCGGTTGACGCCAGTTCGTTACAAGCCTATGAACTGTTGAAACCCAAACAGGATGACTGGCGTGCTGCGGATGTACCGCCGTCGGCTCGTATTCCTCATTTTCCTACAACAACGAAGATTGGGTCTGAATCTGTGCGTGGACCACGAGGACCTACTATTGGAGCGACGTTGTATTAAAAGAAACCACAGTAACTATATAAAAATAAATTAATTTACATCATAATCGTTTTAGAGATAGACTTGGCTGCGGCACGTGTGTAACCCTTGAGAGTTGAGTTATACGTATACACACGGCCCTTGAAGTCCTTTGTCTGTAACACACCGAAGGATTCAACGACTGTGCCATCGCACACAAAGTTGTCCTTGAAATAGTCTGGAGCCTCAAAGTGGTAGTAGGTCACTGACTTGCCAATATCATACTGCTTGACTGGCATGCCTAATTCCAATGCAGACATAGGCTTCATCCAAAGACCCTTCTTCATCTGAAAGGCATGCCAAGGAGAAAGACGCAGGTCGGCATGCGGGCAGCCCATAGAAATAGAATTCTTAGGAATGAAGAATGGAGCTGAGTCCTTGTCTGCCTTGTCCACTGTAAAACTATACGACTTAACAGCCACCTGACGACCATCAGATGTCATCAGAATGTCACCAGTCTTGATATCCGCAGCAGACTTGTAGCCTGACGGTGTCAGGACATTGGAGGCTGCAACGAAGCAAGGGACTCCACCACCACCGCCACCAGGAACTGTTACATCATTAAATATTATTACATTACGTGCCGTGTTATTATCAGCAAATCTAAATTGACCCCCCGCACCTTTATTTTTTATACCTACGTTAAATGTATCGCCAGGGCTGTATGATAAACCAGGAACTATTGTAGCATAATCAGTTGTTATACTTCCTATGGTAGGATTCCATACATAAGTATAAGTACTCACCAATTGACCAGCATTCTGGTAAAATTGAAATTCGTATAAATCGGTTGGTTCAGAACCGACTTCTAACTGTACAATATTTACTGTAAACCCCGTTGTTGATGCGGATGTCAGTGTAAACACAAGATTAGTTGTTCCGCCTACTTCAAATCCCATATCACTTAAGGGACCAATCATAAGACGTCCCTCGTCTCCAGTACCTGTAGTGCCGTGCACTAAGCCTCGTTCGAATTTGAAACCACAGCCCTTTTGGATATTGTGTTCA